ATACAAGGTGAAAAAAGTCAACATCAACAAGATAAACATTCAGCTCCAGCACAAAGTCATCATTGGCTCCAATAGTCGGAAAGGTAACAGCAGGAGCGTTTCCAGTAGTGACCGGAAGATAACAATAGCCTTTACCATTGGCAGCGAGCGGCAACGCCTTGGGCTGATTGAGTGCCACAGCTTGTTCCGCATCGCCGCCTTTGTTGCTCCCGCTGGCGAGATTGCGAAGCACAGGGACGCCTTCAAGGAAGCTAGCCGTTTCAAGGGACGCGTCCAGCATTGACGATTCGGAATCAAAAAGAAGGTAAGGGTCAAGCTCGTTGGGGTGAAACTCATTCAAGTTACTTAGCCTTTGCGTAAGCGGCCTGGTTAACGGAAGCGTAACACTCCGGTTGACGGCAGGTCTACTCAGCCAAGGCTTCAAGCTGTCCTTCTTCTTCGACATATAACTAGAGATAGATTGGTTTGATAACAACCTTCACATTGAAGGAGCTACCGGCACCTGTAACATTTGCGCGGATGTCTGACAAGGGAGTAGTAAACAATCCACCACCGTTACCAGTGAGAGTTGTGTCGTCCCCAAGGGCAACCCAAGTGGTCCCGACCTTTTGCTCAAGGCTTACGGTGGCACCGTCGAATGTCCCGGCTACAAAGAAGCCACTAGGTGTCCCGGTTCCTGCGTTGACTGCGGGGGTGGTTGTGGAATCAAAAGCCCCGGCACCAGCAGTCAGGTCGGCATTGGTGAGGGTGATGTCTGTGTTAAAGTTTGGCATATTGTTATTAGTAGTTAGAGGTGTTCACGCCAGTGCTAGTCCCTACGCCACCCATGGTTGGACGGTTGATAACAAGATCTCGGACGCCGCCCCTTCTCTTTTTCTTGGGCTCCATTGTATCAACGGGACTCTTAACTGTTTCAGCTACGGCGGTTGGGGGTGGGGGAGTCGCTGGGGGCTCGGGGGGTTTGGGGGTCTTAACAGACATGCACATGGGTTATTCGGGGGTAAGGAATTCGTTGTCTAACTGGTCTTCATGAAGGGTCTTTAGAAAGTTAACAAGTTCTCGCTTGCCCCCATAAAAATCAATCTCCCGAAGCGAATCGCTAGGGGAGAAATCTTTGCTTGGCACGCGTTCGTCCAAGAACTTTATGAGGTCATCTGGGATGTGAGGAATGTAGTCATTCATGTTGAACTTTCCTACTATGGTCCTTATTTGTAATACAACTTCGTTCAAGGTGCGCTAAAGCACGCCAAGCGACAGCCGCCCACTCCCCTTCAAGCATGTGTCGGAGCATGGCATCAAGCTCGTCCGTAGACTTACTCATGTCCCACCAAATCTCATCTTCAGGGTGGTGCTGGATGTTACCTTTGTAGCTTTGCTTGGCTACTTCAACCAGGGCATGCGGAAAATAACACATCAACCCACGATACAATGGGATCTGTTTGCGCTCCTCGGCGGTCCCTTCGATTGTTATTGTGTTGGGGTCCATAGCTTTATCTCTTTTGTTTCTTTGTTATAATAACCATCCCGCAAGATGAAGGCCATCCGAGCGTTAAGCAAGGCATCCTCCTCGGTCATCCCTGCTTTCTCGTAGGTGTTAACAACAGTCTGCCACTCGGCGCCATCCTTTTGAAGGATCTTTTCGGCGGTCTTCAAGCCCACCCGGGGCACACCAAAGTAACCATCGGTTGCGTCACCGGCTAAGGTTTGCACTAGGTGTTGGAAGTCGGCCTCCTCTTTTGTTATCTTTCGAAGGTCATCCTTAAGGAAGTTATACCACGTGCACGGAACGGTCGCGAAGTCCTTGTCACCACTAACAATAATCGAACCATCAGGGTCCGCACTACCAATGACACCAAGGACATCGTCAGCCTCCAAGCGGTCCACCCGAAGAGACTTCCACTCATCACAGGCCCACTCACGGAGATCATTGATGCCGAGGGGTGATCGCTTGTCCCGGCGGTGGGCTTTGTAAAGCGGGTTGAGTTCATGGCGGAACGTGTAGCGATCCGAGAACACCATCCAGATCTCATCACCGTTATCTTCGTATGCCTCAAGGATCTCCGAGATACACTCGGTCACCATGAGGAATGCATCCTTAAGGTCACTGAAGTCAGCGTGGACTGTGAAGATGTCATCGTCCCATCTGAATTCCTTTTCGGCTGCGAAGGCTGCCCGGTAAAGAAGCATGTCTCCATCAATGTATATCTTCTTCATAGATTTATTTAGTGTGTGTCCTTCCAGGTTTTACCAATGCGATACTCACCATCGAGGGGACATCGGAACTTTAACAACTGACCAGCCAGTGCCAGTGCCTCACAGAAGAGTTGACCTAGTTCCTCCGCGTGTTCCTCAAGGCAGCTGAACTGGACCTCATCGTGGATGTTACCGTGAAGTTCGTAAGGGTAAGGTGCGATCTCTTTAAATACAATGAGTGCCTTCTTCATCACGACAGCGCCACTAGATTGTAATAACAAATTAAGAGCAGAGTGTGCCGAGCGAACCGGGAGTCGCCTACCGTCCAATCCCCCGAGCCACTGTTTACCTTCAAGGGCTTTCTCGATTGAGTGCTGTAGCTTCTTGATTGCTGGAGTCTGGCGCATGAACTCGGCCTTCAGTCGTTTCCCTTCGCGTCTACTACCGCCAACAATCGATCCAATCTTCTGGTCACCGGCTCCGTAAAGGAATGCGAAGATAAAGGTCTTTGCGTGGTCGCGGGTTGGCAAGCCAGCCGCCTGTTGGTTAGCCGTGTGGATGTCGCCTTCAATGATTGTCTTGGCGTAAGCGCCGTTGTCATAAGGATGCAGATAGTGAGCAAGACACCTGAGTTCCAAGCCGCTGGCATCCGCACCTACTAACACTTTTCCCTCCGGTGCTTTGAACAAGGCCCGACACTGGGAACCATAGACTGCTCGGGGGGCAGGCACTTGGGCTACGTTTGGTTTGCTGTGGGTGCATCGTCCACTGACTGCTCCGTTTGTATTGACCTCACCGTGGATGCGTCCGTCCTTGACTAATGCTAACCACGCTTGGCGTCCCTCTGCTACCTGTCCTAGGCGTTTGCTGATAAGGAGATACTCCAATAACAACTTAGCCTCTGGCTTATCTATCTGCTTTAGGACGGCCTCGTCGATCTTAGGTCGCTTTCCTTCATACGCCTCAGGTTCCCACCCCATCTTCATAAGGCGTTCGGCAATCTGGTCCCGGCTGTTCGGGTTAAAGGGGATGGTCTTGGTTTTGTTACCAGTCTTAACTGCCTTGTCTGCAAGGACTTGCTTCAATTTGTTCTCCTTGAGGATTAGCTTTAAGCCACCCTTGGTTGGTGCGGTGTAAGTCGTTCCATCCACCTCAACGGTCCACCCCTTGGGTGTCTTCATCTCCTCCGTAGTGGACGGGAACATGTCTTGGAGTTGGTCCCGGAGTTCCGCACGGCGAGCCATGAGTTCTTCGGTAAGCTCGTTGGCTTTGTCCACATCAAAGGGCCATCCGTTCATCTCCTGTTGGGTCATCAACTCCGCGAACTCGTGCTCAAGAAATAACATATCTGCGGATGGCTTCCCCTTCATGAAGTGATGGAACAGGTCAACAACAACACGCACGTCCTGCTCACAGTAGTCTTGCATCTCTTGGCTCCACTGGGTCCAGTCCTCGGTGGCACCATGGTCATCCTTTTCGTTACCCAAGCGGAGACCCCATGCCTTCAAGCTGTGGCGTCCCCTCATGTTCTTTGGAAACTCATCGCCACGCCGACAGTCCTCCGTAAAGAGATCAGGGTGGATGACTTGTGACATGACCTTGGTGTCCACAACCATAGCTGTTATCTCGTAGCCTAGCTTACGAAGGGCAGGGGCATCGAAGTTGATGGCGTTGTGACCGCAGATGTTATGGGCAGAGTTCAGCATGGCTACCCCTTCATCGAGGTTGTTAGCGTTGGAGCTAAACGAGTGCATCTTGTCTTGCACCGGGTCAAAGATCGAGATGCAATGTAAATCCTTTAAGCCCTCCAAGGTGGGCCAGAAGTCAATCGCGTTGGTCTCGATGTCGAAGTATAGTATCTTTTGTTTTTTCATTATTGTTATTCTTAAAGGTGGTGCCGGTCTATTCCCGGCTGTCATGGTTTGTTTTACTTCGTCCAAAGGAAGAGGGAGTAAGGATACCTAGCCATTAAATTCATCAAAACTATACTCACTCATGCGCCCCGTAACAGGATTAAATGCGAGATGTGTAGCGACTCCAGTGTCACCTGAGAATCTATTCTTTAACACCCGAACCGTTGTAACATGCTTATGCTCAGGGTCTTGCTGGTTTCGCTCCAAGCCGATACAAAGGTCCGAGAGTTGTGCAAGCGATGCCGATCCCCTTAGGTGTGCTAGGGATGTCTTGTGTCCTTCCTCGTGACCTCGGCCTTCCGATGGACGCTTGAGGTGAGACACCAGGATCAATGCAATGCCGCACTCCTCGACAAGAGCACGCAACTTGGTCATAACATTATCAATCATCCGGCGTTCGTCCCCGTCTTGCATACCACTGACAACAATAGAAATGTGATCAAGAATAACATACTCGACATCCATCGCCTTAGCCATGTGCATGACGTGGGATAACAATCGGTCAGGATCAAGGCTACCCCAGTGATCATATAACCACATGCGGCCCGAGCCCACGGTTCGAAGATAGGACTCGTCAAAGTTTGGGTCCGCGTAGTTAATCTCAGGATCAAGGTGCAAGAGTTTACCCATCTCAAGGCCAATGATACCAAGGGCTGTTCGCTCGATGGATTCCTCCAAGGCAATGTAACCTACACTTGCATCGGTGGTTGTTAACAAATGATGAGCAATGATACGACACACCTGTGACTTGCCGATGCCGGAGCCCGCACAAAAGGTAACAATCTCTCCCTTACGAATACCACGGGTCATGGTGTTAAGACCGTCGAAGGGATACGGAACGCTCGCGGTGTTCTTTGGGTTGGTCAGTCGTTCATGGATGTCCTTACCGGAAACAATCGCGTCCGGTCTCCATGCGTTGGCCTGAAAGATCGCGTGAATAACATCCCGGCTCCGCTTGTTGACAAGACATTCGTTGGCATCCTTTAAGGGCAACCGGGCAACCTTGGCTTTACCGGATGGAAGAATACCCACCACATCCTCGACTGCTTTCCTTCCGGGCTCGTCCTCATCAAACATAAGGATGACCTCGTCCCACTTGTCGAGCCACTTGAGGTTGGACTTAAATACTCGGGCGGCACTGGTGGACCCGGTAGGCAGGGACACACAAGCATATTTGTTATCCTGGATTTGACTGACACTTAACGCATCAACCTCCCCCTCGGTAACAACCAGCTTCATTCCCCCCATAGGGTGCAGGTGTTGACCATAGAAGCGATCCGAGATGTCACCAAGGATCATAAATTGTTTGCCTTCGAACCGTAGCTTCTGGCCTTGTAGCTTTCGGTCGTCGTCGTAGTAATCAGCGATGTGACAGGCGCGTCCTTTGTATGCACCGATGCGATACCTCATGCGCTTACAGGTATCCATTGTGATGTGGCGGGCGGGGATGTCAGAGTAATGACCGTCAAGGAACTGATCCGAGTCGGTGTGTAATGGTTTTGTTATTTTCATAGATGGGTCACGAGTTGCTTCGGCTCTGTCGTAGCTGTTACAAGCATGACAAAAGGTCGAAAGGTCTTCGTTAACACACAGAGCATCCGATGAGCCGCACGCTTCGCACGGCTGGTGGGTTGCGATATACATGTCTTGTTTTTCTTTAGTCGAACCACGACCGAGGGATGGACTTCTCGCACCAAAGGAACCCGTGCTTGTCACACCAGTCCCCATAGGTTGTCTTACTGCGCTTGTTCAATGTGTTGGACGCACGCATAAAGACGAAGCGGATGTCAAGTTCCGGGTGCTGTTTCTGGATTAACAAATGCTTTCCCCGATCCGATGACATGAAGCGACCCTTGGCCTCAAGCATTACACCATTCTCTAAGACAAAGTCCGGTGTGTAGTGGTGCTTCTTAAGATAACCAATCCGCTCGCTCTCGTAGCCGAAGCTGACCCCCGCCCGTTTAAGGGCGAGAGCCAACCTTTGTTCAAATTTAGAACGGAATCGAGGCATCCTTACTGTCGTCTTGGAATGCGTCACCGAGGTCTTCGGATACGAAGCCGCCTTCTTGGGCATCGAATGAGAAACCAGAGGCTCCACCTTCATACTCCTTAAGCTCGATGATCTGTGCTGCCTTTAGCCTTAAGGTATAACCCACTCCCATGGATGGCACATACCAAGACGTAGGCTCAACCCCAAGGCGCATCGTGGAACCCGATCCAATGTTGATGTCGCCATTAATTTTCTGCCCTTGGCTATCAAACAGGGCCACCCCAAAGATAACAAGTTTTCCTTGGACCGTCTTCTGGGCTACCTGTTTCGCGTAGACCT